TTAAAAAAGCGATAAGCTTTGCCCCGAATTCATCGGTAGTGGAGAGAAAGTAACATCACGTATTTGCTCCCCGAGCAGAAGAAACCTATCCAAGGGTAGCGGCGGTATCGTAGCAAACCCTGAAAGCCCCTTCTTTCTTGCAACATCTCTCGCATCCATAAGGATACGACCTAACACGTTCATACCATAAAAGTTACCTTCGGAGTCTTTACTAGCCCCCCAAAATTGGTCCTTCTCTGAGTGCTCAACAATGTCATGCTCTCCTGTGCTATCCAGGAGCGCGAAAAACGATTCCCAGTTCTGGCAAAGCTTAACGCAGACACACCATTTCATTACCGAAACTCGATTTTTTTCCCAACCTGCACGGGTTTTGGCTTCGAAAGATCTGGCGGTTTGTTTAGCTTCATAAGGGTTGCCTTGGGTAATAATAGCCTTTTGGATATCTGGATAGTCTGGATATCGGCATGCTTGGTAAAGAATTTCACTCGATTGAATGGGTATACCATTAACTAAGAGCGGATATCCTTTGGCCATGTTGGAAAGACCACCCCATTTCTCGGTGGTTTTCCTGAAAGAAACTGTGTTGTGAAACAGGTATAGTCTATAGCTCATGATCACCGATTATACACATTACGCTTCATAAGTGGATACCAACAATCCAGAGCTCTATTTCCCGTTCGAAGATAAGTTCCCCACCAGTACGCTAGAGGGGTATTATTGGGGCAGTTTCTGAAAGTAAAGATAGTTCCACCAAACCCAACACCATTGAAAGTTGAAAAGCCTAAAGGCTTTATAGCATCAGAAGGATTTTGACTCTGACCAAGGATATCAAACCCAACTTTTGTCATAATTGCTTCAAAACGATCTCGTCTCTGCTCATTAGGGAAAAAATTATTCGCGACGTAACCGTCACGATATGTTCCTAAATAATGTACTTGACCGTCAGCCCATTCAGGTATTGATACACTTTGCGCTTTTGGCCAAAAAACCTCAGAACTCGAACTGTTTCGGCGTTGATTTTCAACAACTGCAAACTCACCACCATCAACGCAAACTGAAATATTCCTATCAGCAAATTTTCGTTCAAGTTGTTTTTTTATATTCCATGCTGAATACGTGTGCCCGCCTAAAAAGTACACCAATATTGTAATATTTTGGAGTTCAAAGTGCTCAATAAACCAAGTTAAATCATTGATTGCCTTAGCTCCTGAGAATGAAACATCGTCAAGGTAAATAAATTCACGGAATGAACTAACTCTTTGACGTTGTGACAGTCTGGTCACAACGTTGAATTCTTCTACACAATCTTCGCGAAGCAAATCCAAAAACTCAGATTGACTGGTGCCTTGGTTCTGGATATCGAGAAACGCTGCGGTTTGAAAGAACCTTTCATTTTGCTCATCATTGGCGATACTACTAATAACTCTGCGATAGTCGCTCTCAGAGAAGTATCCAATCCCCATTAATCGGTCCGTTTCCTCTAAGACAAATCGCCTATCGGTTAACTCAAATTGATTAATCCATCGATTAACATGATCAATGCTCATGCCACCTTGAGGAGGGTTTCGATAGTCATTTAATTTAGTAGCAATTTGCCCCATAAGATCACGATCTGTAACATTGCTATAACACATATAGATTCCTGTTCATGCATTGATACGAAAGGGTCAGAATACTCTTAAAAAAATTTGGTGAAAGCCTGAAAAGTCATAATGTTAACATGTATCACAAATTGTTATTTTTCTCAGTATCTGAGACGTAAACTGAATCCAAGACCACTAATCTGGCTCAAAAAATTTAGAAAGTTTCTCATAATGAATACTTGCCTCTTTGCCCGTCATACACTTGCTCCTTTCAGCCCAAACTTAGCTTTGATTTCTGCGATCTTCGCCAGAGCCTGTGCACGATTTAGAGGTCTACCGCCCATAACAGGAAGTTGTTTTACTGGTTCAGGTATCGTCTCACCACGGTTAATTCGCGCTGTCATATAGGTCAGTTCATCGGCAGCCTTGCGCCGTAATTCCGCATCAGTAAGCGCATTGGCCCGCATGTTCTGGTACAGGTTGGTAACCAGCCAGTAGTGCGCGTTTGATTTCCATGGATAAGACTCTGCGTCCGGATACAGGCCACGCTTCCGGCAATACTCGTAAACCATATCAACCAGCTCGCTGGCGTTTGGCAGCCCGGCGGTAACGGATGCTTCTTCCCGGCACCAGGCAACAAACTGCCCGGGTGATGGCAGGAATGGTCGATTCTGCCGACGGGCTACGCGCATTCCTGCGTTAACCTGTTCCATTGTGGTGATCCCGTTTTCCCGGAAAGCCAGAACCCACTGGCGGCGGATTTCGTTCAGTTCGTTCTGATCCCGGTTAGCCAGGCTCGCAGGGAAAGTTGCCAGTAACTGGCTGAACACACCGTTGATGATCTGCGCTACCTGCTGTACCTGCGGCTTTTCGTCGTACTGTTCCGGCATATTGTTGGCGATCCGGCGCATCTGCTCACGGTCAAAGTTAACCATCTGTGCGGCGATGTTTTTCATAAATCCACCCCGTAAATCCAGTCAGTGTTCGTCAGGTCGAGTTTTGGTTTGCCGGCTGTCACGCCAGCCTGTTGCTTGTTTCGGTTGATTTCGAGCTGGGTCCACTTGTCGCGGAGTTTGGCCGGACTCAGCACGTTACCGGACCAGAAGTTGTCCTGGCATGCCCAGCGGAACAGCACGCACATGTCGCGGTGGTTACGTCCGTCACGTTCACGCATCAGGCGGATATCGTTAGCCCACCCTGCAAAATTCGGTTTTCTGGCTGATGGCGCGATGGTCTTCACCATGTCAAACATCCACTCTGCGGCGGTCAGGTCTTCTGCTGTCCCCCACCTGCTGCCGCTCTGAATTGCAGCATCTGGTTTCTCCACAGGAAGATCGTTTTCTGGTTGGTCAGAGGATTCGCCAGAATTCTCGGACGAAAAAGGTTTTATATTGTCTTTTGTTAGTTTGTCTTTTGTGTTTACCTGATTCGGGTAAGTGCCTTTACCTGATTTGGGTAAACTTTTCTTACCTGATTCAGGTAAATTTACCTCTTTCAGGTAAACTTTATTTTTCTTACCTGATTCGGGTAATGTTGACCATTCACTGACCACATTATTAATGCCGATATTCCGCCCGCTCTGAATAAAAATCCCACGCTTTACCAGAACACTTTTTGCAGCAGAACACTTGTGCGGCAATATCCCGGTCAACTCGGAAAGTTGCTCGTTGCTCACCCAATCCAGTTTTTTATTAAAGCCATATGTTTTGCGCATGACAGCCAGGAAGACCAGAAGCTGGTGCTGTGTTAATCCGGCCAGCATCACAGCTTCCAGCAACTCATTTGCAATGCGCGTATAACCATCATCGAGATCTGCCACACGCGGCTCCTTTTGTGCCACATCCGGCACTGGAAAATTGAATATCTCAGCAGTGTTTGCCATAATTCCTCCCGCAATGAGTGTGTTACGATTTGCACCTGAAAGTCGGTTCTGTTCGCGCAGACCGGCTTTCGCCATTTCCGAACCTGTCATATTGCCCCCAGCATGGTGGTGACCATCGCCATCAGTGGACCAGCCAAATCCGGGTCCACACGAAACATCGACACAATGCCTTCACTCATCTCCTTCAGTTTCTGGTGGCGTGGTGCGTTGAGAATGACAGCCTGTTTTGCCTCACTGAGTTCCTTTTCCATTTCAGCCAGCCGAGCCATGTAGCTATCCTGCTCAACCAGGTGGCCGCGATATTCCAGCGGTAGTACCGCCAGAATTGCCGGGGTCAGTTCACGCACGTTATTTCGGTATTTTTCAGAATCGAATTTGTTATCGAGGAAGCGGAACAGCTTCTGGCGTGCACGGCTGACATCATCAGGGAAATCGATGGTGCCGCCGCCCTGCTCCCGATACTCATTCACAATGAGTGCGGCAACAACATCCTGATTATCTGCAGCCGACCAGGCGCGAACGGCATCACGGATTTTTTCGTGGCCTGGCGCCTGTTTTGTTTGAGAACGATTTATCACCGCAGTCGGGCTAAATCCGCTAGTCTGTTGGTATGTAAGTGGTTGCATAGTCATTGCCTTATCAGTTAACGCCGCAGTTTAGGCGGCAGAATTACTCGCGTTAAACAATGGTGCGAGGTCGGGACGAATATCTGCTGGTTTAATCTTTCCACCAGTGGCTGAGACAATTTTCATTACATAGCGGGCATCAATTCCGCCACCGTGTAGCCAACGCCAAACTGTGGGTTGGGCTACACCGCATAGATCTGCCAGTCGTTTTTGACTACCTGTAATACTGATTGCGAGTTGAATGGTTTGATTTGTCATTATCAATTCCTATTGGTATTGCAATGAATGAATAATAGCAATGCGTATTAATCCAAGCAATAGCAAAACGTGTTTTGACCATCAATACGCAAGCGTATAAATTAAAACTTATGAAAAAAGAAACTCTTGCTGATCGCTTAAACCTAGCGATGGAACAATCTGGAATGTCTCAAGGCGCTCTTGCAAAGGCGTCTGGCGTAGCTCAACCCACAATCTGGAGACTGACAAGCGGCAACGCGCGCGGCTCAACAAAAATTGTTGAAATAGCTAATGCATTGGGTGTTCGAACAGAATGGCTCTCATCAGGCATAGGCCCGATGAGAAATGACGGTCAACAATCAGGGAAGCCTGCTGTCAGCCATTCAAAATACTTCAAGATTGACGTTCTTGATATAGAAGTCAGTGCCGGGCCGGGTGTAATCAACCGTGAGTTTGTAGAAGTTCTACGCTCGGTTGAGTACTCGTTTGACGATGCTCGTCACATGTTCGATGGCAGGAAGGCGGAAAATATCCGCATCATTAACGTGCGTGGTGACAGCATGTCAGGAACGATCGAACCAGGTGATCTGCTGTTCGTTGATATCACAGTTAAATCTTTCGACGGTGATGGTATCTATGCGTTTCTGTACGACGACACAGCCCATGTAAAGCGCCTGCAAATGATGAAGGATAAGCTGCTGGTCATCTCTGATAACAAAAGCTACTCACCGTGGGACCCGATCGAGAAAGACGAGATGAACCGGGTGTTCATCTTCGGTAAGGTTATTGGGAGCATGCCGCAGACATATAGGAAGCATGGTTAAAGTGAGGCTAAAAAACAGTTACAGCAATAGGCCTGTTGTTTTTCTTTAAACACGCAGTGTTAAACCGCTCTTTGAGATGCGGAGTAATGAGATGGAAGACTTGAATCACATAAGGGTTAGTGATGGAGTGCGTAGCGAGCAGCATAGTGCAATACCTAATGTCGTTGAAGTAATACGTCGCATCAATGAAGGTTCCACTCAGCCATTTCTTTGCAAATGTGATGATGGGCAGTTGTATGTTTTGAAGTCAAAACCATCAATGCCCCCGAAAAATCTCTTAGCTGAGTTCATTTCGGCGTGTTTGGCTAATGATATCGGCCTTCCTTTACCTGACTTTAAAATCGTATTTGTGCCAGAGGAACTTATAGAGTACTCACCTGATCTGCAGCAACAAATTTGTACAGGATATGCCTTTGCTTCATTGTTCATTGACGGTGCAATAGCGTTAACGTTTACGCAGTCAAGAAACGAAACGATCATCCCAGTCGAACAGCAAAAATTAATCTATGTTTTTGATAAATGGATATTAAATGCAGACAGAACGCTTACTGACAAAGGTGGAAACGTTAACATCCTTTATGACATCAGTAACGATAAGTATTATCTGATTGACCATAATCTCTCATTTGATCAGAATGCTGGACCTGAAGATTTTTCTGTGCACGTGTACGGCCCTGGTAACCGCAAATGGCAATATGATTTAGTGGATCGCGTAGAGTACCGCCAGAGGGTCGTTAACAGTTTACACAAGCTTCCTGCTATCCTTGACGAAATTCCAGAAGAGTGGATAGTAGATGAGGAGTTTTTACCTTTTGTCTGCACTACGCTAGACAAAGGTGATTGTGATGAATTTTGGAGCGCAATAGAATGACAACTCCATGCCTATATAGCATCGTTCGCTATGCGCCTTATGCGGAGACTGAAGAGTTCGCAAACATAGGCGTACTTCTGTGCGCGCCAAAAGAAAATTACTTTGATTTCCAGCTCACAAAGCGAAATGACTCTCGTGTAAAGAATTTTTTCCATGATGATTGTATTTTCCCTGTAGCAAAAGACTCAATACAAAGAGAACTACAGTTCGCAAAAATGCATGCGACCCAGATTGTTGGACATCAACAACTTGCACAATTCTTCAGATATTTTACAAACAAAAAAGAATCAATTTTTCAGTTCAGTTCTACGAGAGTGATTCTCAGCGAAAACCCAAAAGAAGAGCTGGCCCGCATTTACAATAAATATGTAAACCACTCTGACTACACAAAAGAGCGCCGTGAAGATGTTCTAGCCAGAGAGCTAAAACGAAGTATCGATAGATAGATGGATTGAAGAACGTCTTCAAACAAGCAACCATTGATGGGTATTTCGCAAAGTTCTCAATGCCATTGGTCGCCAAGAAGCATGACAGGATCCAATGTGCCATCAAACCTCTGGCATTCACTCAAGCTGAACCAGGAAAAATGATGGAGCATAGTGATACTTGGGTGATGAGAATAACTCGAGCAGCAGAAGAAAACCTGCTTTCACTTGATGACATTTTATTCACAATTGAAACTCCTGAATCACCAAACTCAGGCCAAAGCAAAGTTATTGACATCATAAAGAGAACTATGGATGCTAAGAAAATAAATCATATACCTGCATCCAACCACAAAGAAACTATTGATTTTGCAAAAAAAATACTTCCCCAAGTTTAAAATTTATTTTTGTATGTGATATTCCTTATTAATAACCCGGCCACCGTGCCGGGTTTTCTTTTGCCTCCCCTCATCACACAAACCGCTCAAAAAATCACCATAACCTCGCTTCAGTTATCGCTATGCGATGCAAGTCACAAAATTAATTCTTTTTGCTATCAAACATTTAATATCAAAACACATCAACTAATAGCAATAAGTATTGATATCACCAATAGCAATAGCTATTATCACCATATCGCAACAACACAACGATACGGCAACCACCTGATTCACCGTTGCGATGACCGCTTAGATCCGCAGCTTGAATTTCAGCAGGCTTCGGGGAGTGCGAGGGATGAAACGGACGCGTGAACGTCGGTGTGACCAGCTGAAATCAACTCAACATTTCATACCTTAGTCGCTTCAACGAGGCGGCTTAGTTATGGCAACCGGCGGCCATCCACCGCCTGAATACGCGCAGAAGTCTCTATATGTTCAGCAGCCCAGCTTACGGGCAGGAGTTTTTATGGTTCATCAACATTACGGAACGCAGACCGTTAATCGCGGCGCGGTCATGCCAGGAATGCTGGTCAAACACAAAGATGGTACCTGGACTGCATCAGCTAATTTACGCGGACGGCTATATCTGCATCGCGGCATCGAGCGCACTTATACCCGTGATTTGCTCGTGGAAGTTTTTCTCGACGGACGCGGTAACGGCCTGAATCACTAATCCCCTTTTCTGTTTTCCTAATCAGCCTGGCATTTCGCTGGCGATATTTTCACAGCCATTTTCAGGAGTTCAGCCATGAACGCTTATTACATTCAGGATCGTCTTGAGGCTCAGAGCTGGGCGCGTCACTACCAGCAGATCGCCCGTGAAGAGAAAGAGGCAGAACTGGCAGACGACATGGAAAAAGGCCTGCCCCAGCACCTGTTTGAATCGCTATGCATCGATCATTTACAACGCCACGGGGCCAGCAAAAAAGCCATTACCCGTGCGTTTGATGACGATGTTAAGTTTCAGGAGCGCATGGCAGAACACATCCGGTACATGGTTGAAACCATTGCTCACCACCAGGTTGATATTGATTCAGAGGTATAAAACGAATGAGTACAGCACTCGCAACGCTGGCTGGGAAGCTGGCTGAACGTGTCGGCATGGATTCTGTCGACCCACAGGAACTGATCACCACTCTTCGCCAGACGGCATTTAAAGGTGATGCCAGCGATGCGCAGTTCATCGCATTACTGATCGTTGCCAACCAGTACGGCCTTAATCCATGGACGAAAGAAATTTACGCCTTTCCTGATAAGCAGAATGGCATCGTTCCGGTGGTGGGCGTTGATGGCTGGTCCCGCATCATCAATGAAAACCAGCAGTTTGATGGCATGGACTTTGAGCAGGACAATGAATCCTGTACATGCCGGATTTACCGCAAGGACCGTAATCATCCGATCTGCGTTACCGAATGGATGGATGAATGCCGCCGCGAACCATTCAAAACCCGCGAAGGCAGAGAAATCACGGGGCCGTGGCAGTCGCATCCCAAACGGATGTTACGGCATAAAGCCATGATTCAGTGTGCCCGTCTGGCCTTCGGATTTGCTGGTATCTATGACAAGGATGAAGCCGAGCGCATTGTCGAAAATACTGCATACACTGCAGAACGTCAGCCAGAACGCGACATCACTCCGGTTAACGATGAAACCATGCAGGAGATTAACACTCTGCTGATCGCCCTGGATAAAACATGGGATGACGACTTATTGCCGCTCTGTTCCCAGATATTTCGCCGCGACATTCGCGCATCGTCAGAACTGACACAGGCCGAAGCAGTGAAAGCTCTTGGATTCCTGAAACAGAAAGCCACTGAGCAGAAGGTGGCAGCATGATATCGGACATTATCCTGCAGCGTACCGGGATCGACGTGAGAGCTGTCGAACAGGGGGATGATGCATGGCACAAATTACGGCTCGGCGTCATCACCGCTTCAGAAGTTCACAACGTGATAGCAAAGCCCCGCTCAGGAAAGAAGTGGCCTGACATGAAAATGTCCTACTTCCACACCCTGCTGGCTGAGGTTTGCACCGGTGTGGCTCCGGAAGTTAATGCTAAGGCGCTGGCCTGGGGAAAACAGTACGAGAACGACGCCAGAACCCTGTTTGAATTCACTTCCGGCGTGAATATTACTGAATCCCCGATCATCTATCGCGACGAAAGTATGCGCACCGCCTGCTCTCCCGATGGTTTATGCAGTGACGGCAACGGCCTTGAACTGAAATGCCCGTTTACCTCCCGGGATTTCATGAAATTCCGGCTCGGTGGTTTCGAGGCAATAAAATCGGCTTACATGGCCCAGGTGCAGTACAGCATGTGGGTGACGCGAAAAGATGCCTGGTACTTTGCCAACTATGACCCGCGCATGAAGCGTGAAGGCCTGCATTATGTCGTGATTGAGCGGAATGAAAAGTACATGGCGAGTTTTGACGAGATGGTGCCGGAGTTCATCGAAAAAATGGACGAGGCACTGGCTGAAATTGGTTTTGTATTTGGGGAGCAATGGCGATGACGCATCCTCACGATAATATCCGGGTAGGCGCGATCACTTTCGTCTACTCCGTTACAAAGCGAGGCTGGGTATTTCCCGGCCTTTCTGTTATCAGAAATCCACTGAAAGCACAGCGGCTGGCTGAGAAGATAAATAATAAACGGGAGGCGGTATGCACAAAGCATCTCCTGTTGAGTTAAGAACGAGTATTGAGATGGCACATAGCCTTGCTCAAATTGGAGTCAGGTTTGTGCCAATACCAGTAGAAACAGACGAAGAATTTCATACGTTAGCCACATCCCTTTCACAAAAGCTGGAAATGATGGTGGCGAAAGCAGAAGCAGATGAGAGAGACCAGGTATGACAACCACTGAATGCATTTTTCTGGCAGCGGGCTTCATATTCTGTGTGCTTATGCTTGCCGACATGGGGCTTGTTCAATGACACCTCAGCAAGAAAACGCCCTTCGCAGCATTGCCCGTCAGGCTAATTCTGAAATCAAAAAAGCCAGACAGCATTTTCCGGATAAAAACGTCGATGACATTTGCCGTAGCGTACTAAAGAAGCACCGCGAAACGGTAACGCTGATGGGATTCACACCGACTCATTTAAGCCTGGCGATCGGCATGTTGAACGGCGTCTTTAAGGAACGGTGAACATGAAAAGCAAAATCATCAGGGAGCTACAGGCTCCTTTTTTATTATTCGCATTTACCCTCAAGCGTATTAACCAACAATTCAGGGATTAATGAAAGATGGCAGACATCATTGATTCAGCATCAGAAATCGAAGAATTACAGCGCAATACAGCAATAAAAATGCGTCGTCTGAACTACCAGACTGTATCCGCAACTCATTGTTGTGAGTGTGGCGATCCGATAGATGAGCGAAGACGCCTGGCTGTTCAGGGTTGTCGGACTTGTGCGAGTTGCCAGGAGGAGATCGAACTTAAGAACAAACAATGGGGACTGTGATGGCCTCAAAGCAGCAAATTTCAACATCGTCCAACTGAGGTGTAAAAATGTTCAGAATCATTTTTCCTAACACCTGGTACGTCGACCACCACGGCACTCCCTGCAAAATCCTGCGTTCTACCCACAACAAAGTTCACTACATCCGAAAAGGCAGAACATGTATCGCCAGCATGTTCCGCTTTAATCATGACTTTGAACCTGTGAATAAAGCTGATGCAGATCGGATAGCAGAAGAGATCGAAACGGCAGAACACATTAAGAAGTTACGTGACATGCGTTCAAAAAGCAGAGGTAACCATGGAATCATACAGCCTCACACTCGATGAGGCCTGTCAGTTTCTTAAGATATCCAGACCAACCGCCACCAACTGGATACGAACAGGCCGCCTACAGGCAACACGTAAAGATCCAACCAAGCCAAAATCTCCTTACCTCACAACACGGCAAGCCTGCATTGCGGCGCTTCAGTCTCCGCTGCATACTGTCCAGGTGAGCGCGGGTGATGGCATAACAGAGGAAAGAAAATGTCACTCTTCCGCAGAAATGAAATATGGTATGCCTCGTATTCGCTCCCGGGCGGGAAACGAATTAAGGAATCTCTTGGCACAAAGGACAAGCGGCAAGCTCAGGAGTTGCACGACAAGCGAAAAGCAGAACTCTGGCGAGTAGAAAAGCTAGGGGATTTACCTGATGTCACTTTTGAAGAGGCCTGCCTAAGATGGCTTGAGGAAAAAGCTGATAAAAAATCTCTCGATTCAGATAAAAGCCGGATTGAGTTCTGGCTTGAACATTTTGAGGGTATAAGGCTTAAAGATATCTCGGAGGCAAAGATTTACTCTGCTGTAAGCAGAATGCATAACAGAAAGACGAAAGAAATATGGAAACAGAAAGTTCAGGCCGCCATCAGGAAAGGTAAAGAACCGCCTGTTTATGAACCAAAGCCAGTATCAACTCAGACAAAGGCAAAGCATCTTGCCATGATAAAGGCCATTCTCCGTGCTGCAGAACGCGACTGGAAGTGGCTGGAAAAAGCGCCTGTCATCAAGATACCAGCGGTCAGAAACAAGCGAGTCAGATGGCTGGAAAAGGAGGAAGCAAAACGCCTCATTGATGAGTGCCCCGAACCACTGAAATCTGTCGTCAAGTTTGCGCTGGCAACTGGTCTGAGAAAGTCGAACATCATAAATCTGGAATGGCAACAAATCGACATGCAGCGACGAGTTGCTGGGTGA